GACTTTTATACTCCGCGGCAGGATATAGCTTCTGAAACTCAGCCTGAGTATCATAGGCTATTATACCGGGTACATTAAGCATGCTGCGTTTGACAGACACTTCGGCAGAGACTTTTACGTTTTCCTCGCGAGGTTGTTTGCCATAAATCCACTTGTCCGTGTTTTCGTTAAGTGGAACACAGCCCATGTGAGATTTAACTACAGACATTAATTTGTAGTGATTGGCCCGATGTAGGAATAACGGCCAATCATAACCACCATCATTGAATCCGGTGATGAATGAGGGCTGCATATTCTTCATAACTGTGCAAACTGCCATAATGATTTCCTGCTCATTCTTGCAATAAATAGTAGTCGTATCGTGCGACGAGGGACATGGTAAGCTAGTTACGCATACTTTGTGAAAGGGCTTGGAATCATAATGCCAATGGAATGTCATACATACCATAAACATACGATCTTTGCCAACTCGATCAGTATGAACCTTGCCATCCCTATGTTCTTCGGGAACATAGGTCTCAATATCCCAAGTACACACAACAGTCTTATCACGCAAATTAGAATTCTTGGCTTTTATACCACTAATAGGCATGCGAAACACGTGCTTAGTATTGGATAATTTACCACTGCGATCGACTCTATAATCCCGAAGTGCATTCCAACCGCCCATATTGAATTTTTCTTCCCTAGCAACTTTACGGTAATAACAACTCATGTCATCGGAGGCTAGTTCCAGTTTCCCAAAGGAATGCTGGATGCGTCCATCTCTTCGAGGATCGGGATCCAGATACGTTTGAGCTTTCTTACGCTTGTAATTGGTATTGAAAGATAGCCGGATATAGTCAACCGGCTTCTCATGAAGCCCTTTGAAAGGAAATCCTTGTATGATACGCGCTTCTCGTGGAGCCATGTCATCTTTGCGATTTTCACGCTGCAAACTTGTCTGCAAAGCATCGCGAAACTCGCGACTGTTTCGCCCTTTCGGCACTCTAACATCGAAGTATACATGCGGATCCTCCAACACAACTGTAGCCTTGGTTCCATCCCGAAGAGTGCCAAACAAATAATTGACATATTTGAATTCTTTGCCCACGGAAATATGGTTTTCCATAGTGTCATTGGGCATGAAATCCAGTGTTTCTCTTGATGAAATAGCATTTTCTACTCGCCGCACCTCGGCGGGATCTAGAAACTGCTCTAGCTTGGGGCAAAACGCTTCCAAGCCAAAAGATGAACCAAATACAATTGTATTTTTGGCAGACATTTTGCTTTTTATATTTTCAATATTCTTAATGAAAAAATGATTATTTTAGTCCGATAAACTGGATTTTATCAAAGCTATCATGAACGAAGATACTAAAAGCGCCCTTGGGCTTATTCCTTCTCAATGGGATCTAGTTGATTATAATGGCGAAATTCCATTTATGTGGCTTGCTGGATGGGTAATCAAACAATAGTAATTAAGTTGCTAGAAATTGGTGAGGATCCTCGTATAATATCTAAAAGAGGAAAAACTGCATACATGGGACCATTCAATTTGAACACACCAACATTATTAATATATTAGAACTGAACGGGGTGGTCACAAAGCTTGATTTCCACAATAAAGAAAATTGTATTAATCAACACACTTGACCAACATCAATTTATATCATAATCCTTTTATATCTAACCAAGCTAAAATATCTAGATGCTCGCTTTTGTATGTCCAATGATTGGTAGCAGTATCCTCGGGGAGGATATATTTTACCGTCCAAATAGTGATCTTTGATGTCCGAAGATTGGAGAGTAGTTAATACTCATGCCACAATATGTAGTTGGGTGTATAGCATAATTAACAGGCTGATAAACACCCGCCTCAACGGCCTCACGCAGAAGCCATGCAAAGCAGTCCCAGAACTTCTCCCCGTGCCCAAACACATCATTGCAAACATGAGCTAGCTCGTGTACTACCACAAACATAATCAGGTTCATATCATGGAAACGAGATCCGGGAGCTTTTTCGCGCAGACAAATAGCTATTTTACGACCCTTGCCTTCTGTGTATGAAGTGTACTCCTCAGCGTTGTGAGGTGAATTCTCAACTAAATTCTCCCCATCATAACGACTAACCAGATATTCAACACGCTCGATTTCTAAATTACTATCTTGCTGAAAAGGCAAGATATCAATGTGATTGTTCTTCTCCCTGTTCATATCTACCGCCCCGCGACCTGGAGCAAGATATTTGTCCTTCAAGTGCTTTATCAACACATGTACTTTATGATTAATATGAGCCAGAATATGCGCCGCATCAGCATAATCGTGATGGGCTCTATGAACGTGATAGTGATTACCATCCCATCCTTGTGTTGGATGGATATTATTAATGCCAAACGGATCTGGCGGCATCATCCAAAAGATAAAAACCGCTAATAGCACCACTAGTGTTGATGCTACCAATGCATTATTCATTTTCTTATACTTCCTCCAGGATATTGTCTTTTTTGAGAAAAACATTACTGATCATTTTTAAACACTAACTTATACTCAATATATCCAAGATGGAGAACTACTTTATCAAGAACCCTCTTAAAATCTCCATTGGTATAAATACATATGTATTACTAGGAGACGGGGCCCCGGGGCCGAAAGCATCCCCTGCGGAGTTAAAAAAGTTCTATGGTCCCAAATATGCTCAGAAACTTCTCCTCAAATCCGAAAATCGGAGCATTTCCGGGGGTGCTGATGAAGATGAGTTGGCGGAGTTAGAAGAGGAACTAGCCCTTGAAGATATTGAGGACATAGACATCTTTGATGCTCCCGAAGACAAAGATCTTCCGCCCGAGGAAGAGATAATAGAACCTCTTCCAATGGAGAGAACGGTTGTATACACCAGTGATATATATGTACACCCAGAGGATCGCATTAGCGAGTTCAAGCTGAAATTATCGGTATTGCTAAAAATTCCACATTTTAGACAACATGTCTATATTTTGCACAACCGCAAGACGATCCCATTAAGCTATCGTATTTACTTGGATACTTTACAAACTATTGATATTCGAAAAATCGAGGGTGAAGAGGTCCTTGGGATACCCGTAGACCAGAACTTTTATAATATGCGTTCGCTGTTGCGCATTGAAGCGTATGATCACTTCCAGACCATGGGGGAGTTATACCAGAAGACTGGTCAAACCACTCTATATGTGGAAGATTTGGACACATATATAAGTCCACAACGCACTGCTATAGAACAAGCAGCTAAAACCGATGAGTACCGGACGTCCCTCTTATATTATGGGTTTGTAGTAAAGTATTGGCCTATGTTGACTCCGGAGACGTGGGTGGCTTATTTAATCGGTAATCTGAAAGCTAACTACCCTCTATTGGATCCCTCCCCAGCTTCTTTAACAACTAGGTTTAAATCTGAAAGTGGGATTATCAATGAAGTCTACAGGGGAAAAGGATTTCCAGAAGAGCTCAAAAAGACCAGTATTGCTCTCTTGAGTTTAACAATAACTGTGGATAAATTCCGGACTTTTGTGAGACCGTCAGTCCTGGGTGGCGAAATGCGTGTGAATGTACGAAACATATTCGATCTATTGCCTCTTGGTGAAGGTATCGTTGCTATCAAGGCACGATTGCGGCATGAAAACAATGACTTCACGTTGACCAAAATAAGTTATGGCCCCTATCACTACAAAGTGAAAAGCATCCGCATGAATTACTACAATACCGTGGCAGTGGTTCTAAGAGAAGAAATTAATGATTATGAATTGCTACTGATTGCCATGTTTTTCGATAATGGCAAATACATCATTCGCACTAGTTTTCCGGAAACTATGCATGTTGACTTCTCGCGAGCATTCAAGATAATACAGAGCCGGGTTAATAAACTTGTATCTAGACTAAATGGTATGGGTAGGCAAATCTTTGATGCAACTGATCGACTTAATGACATGACTCCTTACAATAGTGAGTTTACAGAGTTAACCATGAACTTCTTCTGGCATCAACTCATGACCGAATCCGTATTTGATAAACTGATGACCTTGGTGAGATTGTATTATAAAGCGAGTATATTTAAAGATAAGCCTGGTAACCCGCGCGAATTTTACTTCTATAAAGGCATCACTAAGTTTGATATCCGGAGATTAGAACGCAATTTAGACGTGCCCAATTATTACATGCATTTATCGGATCCACGAATCCGCCAAAGGTGGGCAAGTATGTTTGAGACCGGTCGTTTGATTGAAGTAGCTCATAGATCCTCCGATGTACGTTTCCGCATTGAGAACATTCGTGAATCCGAGTTCAAATATTTACATCAATATTTGTTGGAACTAATCCATCGTCTAACTAACGAAGTCAACGGTAAGTTCGTTCCCGCCACCGCTGAATTAAAGCCCACTAAGAACCGATTGCGGCGCTTAAAGGAGAAAGATCCCAATTTGTACAATTTCAAACAATATGGTAGCTCAATTGTGTACTCGCGGATTTGTCAAAAACCCAATCAACCCCTGGTTTATTCCGAAGCTGAAGCATCGTTGCTGCCGCCAAAGATTCGCAAGTCACTAGTCAAATATTGGAACTTTACCACCCAATCGCCTATGATGTACTATTGCCCGGATCCCAAATACCCCTATCTGCGGTTTTTGACCGGATTTCACCCCAAGAATTACTGTATTCCCTGCTGTAAAAAGACACCTGTAACTAGCGAGCAGACTAAAAAGACGCAGATTTACAAAGTTTGCATGGAAAATCACATATATTCCGAGGAAGAGCTTGCTTCGAGAATATCGAGGTATATTATGGGCTATGGTAAAGATGTTGAAATAGATCGTCTGGGGTATCCTCCAATTAGTTTAACTCAGTTTTTGATAAACAATACACAGTTGGGCGCACAAGCCACTGATGAATTGCGGTCGCCTAATTACTACATAGTTGGAGTCCCGCAAAACTTGCCTAATAGCAACAACATGGGCAGCTTGTTTTGCATAGCTCAAGCATTAGATAAAACCCCAGAGGAAGTTTCGGAGGATTTTGTCGAATACTTAAATGAAAATCCCACTATATTTGCGGATTCTCGTGAGGATGTATTGCAAATTCTATCACCGGAGACAATGATGTTAATTCCGGAAGATATCAACTCTATTCTGATGGAACTGTGCTATAATGTATATAAGGTCCGTCCCTTGGTAATATATGATTCAAGTCCCCGCTCGGAAGGCACCAGCTCCAGCGAACAGGATGAAACGCTTGAAATAGAACTTGGGCGGCGGGTTGTGTATGTAGATGACGTGATACCAGAACAATTCGCACCGGAACAGCAATTTATTATACTAGTTAAACGTAATGACCGCACAATAGAAGGAGATCATAACTACTATCCATTGCAGATTGTGACTCCGCGGGACTTCTTCCGGAATATGACCATTATGCAAAAAACCTTCACGAACAAAGACGATTTAGTTATTGTTCTGCGATCGGTTGTATCTAGTCTGATTCAAAAACCGACCACATATGGGCAGATTGATTTGAAGATAATGGAAGAATTTTTGGGGGATCGCATTACAGAACGATACCTCAATTTGAACAACTTGTGTTATGGTATAATGGTCGATGATATATTTCTCCCTGTCAGTTACTCAGTTTCGTCGGCGGGAGTGCGTAAACCCTTTTATCGCCGTGATCACAAACTTCCACACTCCAAACTCATGAGTTTAGCGAAGGAGTACAATAAGTTCATTAGGAGCAAATCGATCAAAATGGGGTTGCGAACCCCGGATGGGACAGTTATTCCATACTATCCACTGATCAAACCGGAAGTATACCTGCAACTCCAGGAAGAAGGAACTTCTTCTGCAAAAATAATTGGTTTTGTTAGTTCTGGTTTATATTACTACTTCGATGATATGAAAACCGCTCCGAAAGGATCCTCCGTCAAAATATTAAAGCACGATCCGGATGATATAAATAAAGCATTGATGGAACGCCCGGCACCTTCAGATACACGCACAAAAAACATCAATGAATCACTGTATAACGTTTATATATACGACTTGTTGGTTAATGCGTTTATCAATCAATTAGATATGCAACGCAATACTTCCCTGCGAACAAAACTCAAGCCGCTGATTAGTGCCAACAAAATGAACGAGGTATCCAAACTAGTGGACGATGTAGATTTCAAAAAGATACAATCTCAACTAGAAATGTATGGCAAAAAGGAGTTCTTCAACAAGTTTAATAAAGTGAGTTACCGATTTGATCGGGCTATGTTACTTGAACTGAGCGAATTACCAAAAAAAGACTTAGTTAAGCGTTTGCAGAAAATGACTAAGTTTGTGCGCTCATCTGGTAATATTCCGGAAATTACCAATCAACTACAATTGAAACAATTGGTTATTCCGCCCAAGCAGCTGGGAAAGATGATTGAATTACTCGCGGACGACTTGCGCAACCCGCTCAAACGAAACTACTTCTTATTAAATATCTTCAATCGCACTCTAGTTAACTACTATCGATTTCGACCGGAAGGGGATATTTATATATCTTTGTAACCCTTTTACACTGCACTTGTAGTTTTAAAGTTTTGAAAATTAAAAATCATAAAACTCCGTTATATCAATATGACCACTTGTGTGAGTGTTAAAGTTGCGCAGTT